TTTATTTTCATTTCCACCAACTATTGGTTTGTTTGGATCGCCACCAGTGAAACCTTTAACAATAGTAGAAAGGTCTGGGAGTTTCTTAGAAAGTGTTTCAATTTGAGTTTTAATTCCACCAAGTCCCAATCCATTTATAACTTTTCCTTCAGTCTCCTGAATTTGAGGAATGAAATCACGAGCAAACATATATGCATCAATACCTAGTGAGATTCCAGGACCAGGCACGAATCCAAATGCGCCAGACAAATCAAGAACACCGGATGCACCCTCTAATATCCCACCGATTAAATCACCTTGAGCAAGTCTATCATACGCAAATAGTAGATTGACAATACCACCAATGATTGGTATTGCTTTTCCACCTAACTTTTTGAGAAGTCCTTTTGCATCACCAATACTTTTTATACCATTCTTCTTTAATATCTTTTCAACCATATCAAATCCAGGTATCTTCCTCAAGACACTCATGATCTTTTCACCAATCGGTTTTAATTTTGCAAGAATTGGTTCAAAGATTGGTTTGAGTGGTTCTATGACTCGTTTAATTACTTGTTGTTTTACATTGTCTGCAAGTTTAGCAGCACCTTTTTTAAAATTATCAATACCTTGATATACTTTACCCTTTAAAGCTGCTGCAGCTTTAGCAACCCTATCGTATTGTCCCCGTGCAAATTTAGATGCGTTCTTATATTGATCTTGTAAGAAGTTTCCTAACTTACCA